TTTGCTAATGAAGAACCGGCAATAAGAACTCAAATGAGATTGCTTAATGCTTCTACAGGATTACAACGAGGTAATATTCTTAATGGTAGTAGAGAATTAGCAAAACAAAAGTGGTCCAATATAAGTCCTTACATAGAAAATTTTGATTGTGTAGATAAAACTATTAATGACTTAGATGAATATTGTTCTACTAATGATGTAGATATTTTAATTATAGACCAACTAGATAAAATAAATGTAGAGGGTAAGTACAATGCCACACATGAAAAGTTAAGAGAAGTATATAGACAGGCTAGAGAATTAGCAAAGAGACATAACATATTAGTTATTGGAATGTCCCAAGCTTCAGCAGAAGCACAGGGTAGGTCAAGAGTTACATTTAGTGTTATGGAAAATTCTAAGACAGGAAAATCAGCAGAGGCAGATGTCATACTAGGGTTAGGTAAAGAGGATGAAATAGAAAATTATTTAGATGATTGTATTAGATTTGTCACATTATCTAAAAATAAATTAACAGGTGACCATGCTGAGTTTGAAGTAATACTTAGACCAACAATATCAAGATACGCAGAAAGGAACTAAATGGCATATAAGGACAAAGAAAAAATGAAAGTTTATCATAAAGCTTGGAGGGAAGCCAACAAAGAAAAAATAAAAGGTTATAGTAAATCTTATCGTGAAGCAAACAAAGAAAAAATAAAAGCAAAAAGGAAAAAATATTGCGAAGCTAACAAAGAAAAAAAGAAAGTTTATGATAGAGTTTATCGTGAGGCAAACAAAGAAAAAATAAAAGCGTGTAAAAAGGCTTATTATAAAGCCAACAAAGAAAAAATAAAAGTTTACCATAAAGCTTGGAGGGAAGACAACAAAGAAAAAATAAAAGGTTATGATAGAGTTTATAGAAAAAATAATAAAGGATTAGTTAATGCTTATAATTCTAAAAGAGAAGCAGATAAAATTAGGGCTACACCTTTGTGGGCAAACTTAGAAAAAATAAAAGAAATATATAAAAATTGTCCTAAAGGATATCATGTAGACCATATTATTCCTCTAAGAAGTAAATATGTTTGTGGATTACATGTTGAAAATAATTTACAATATCTAACCGCTAAAGAAAACATTGTAAAAAGTAACAAGATTATTGACAAGTATTTATAGAAAGGAACTAGATGATTACAGTATTAGATATAGAAACAACTTTTACAAAAGACGGGGACCCCTCACCATTTAATCCAGATAATAGATTAGTTAGTGTAGGTATTAATAATGAATATTATTTTTTTTATCATACAGATTTATTTGAAAAGACATTGGTTACTGATAGTAAAATAGCAGTACAGGATATATTAAATAAATCAGATTTAGTAGTGGGGCATAATTTAAAATTTGACATGTCATGGTTGTATCAATGTGGGTTTACTTATAGTGGAAAACTTTACGATACAATGTTAGGTGAATACATAATCAATAGAGGTGAAAAAAAATCTGTGTCTCTAAAAGAATCTTGTAGACGAAGAGGTATAAGTTTAAAGTCAGATATATTATCCACATACATGAATGAGGGATATGGTGTAGAACAAATACCCATGCCTAAACTAGAAGAGTATGGAAAACAAGATGTAAAGATTACAAAAGAATTATATCAATCACAAATAGAATCATTTAATAATCATGCTAATTCTAATCTAATACCAACAAGAGATTTAATGAATGATTTTCTACGGGTCCTAATAGATATGGAAATGAATGGTAATTATGTAGATAATGATAAATTAAATATAGTAGAAAAAGAATTAAAAGAAGAATACTATAAACTAAAAAATAAAATAGATAAGATTGTCAGTCAAACTATGGGCGATACTAAAATTAATTTATCATCCACAGAGGATTTATCTAAAGTTATATACTCAAGGAAGGTACAGGATAAAAAACAATGGGCAGAACTATTTAATATTGGCATAGATAAAAGAACTAAGAGACCTAAGAGAAGACCAAGAATGACAGACAGAGAGTTTCAAAATTTAGTTTCTAAATATACAGATACTATTTATAAAACTGTTGCTAGTAAATGTGAAAATTGTAATGGTGTTGGATTAGTTAGACATAAAAAAGTAGACGGCACACCTTTTAAAAATATGTCTAAATGTTCTAAATGTAAAGGTGAAGGTATGTTGTTTTTAGAAACAGAGGCCAAAGCAGGTTTTGGTTGGAGTCCTAGAACTATACATGACGCAGCACAAGGTGGTTTTAAAACAGATAAAGACACACTACAAAAAATTTCTGTGTTTGCAGAGGGTACATTAAAAGAGTTTGTTGATAGTATTACAAGATATAGTGCAGTAGAAACTTATTTAAATACTTTTATAACAGGAATAAAAGATAATACTAGAGAGGATAGTATACTACATCCTTCTTTTAATCAACATATAACTACTACGGGCAGACTTTCTAGTTCAAAACCTAACTTCCAAAACATGCCAAGAGGTGATAAGTTTCCTATTAAAAAAGCTATTACATCTAGATTTTTCAAAGGTAAAATTATAGAGGTGGACTTTTCACAGTTAGAATTTAGGGTTGCTGCTTTTCTATCACAAGATAAACAAGCCATGAGTGATATAGAAAATGGTGTTGATGTTCATCAAATAACTGCAGACATCATAGGTTGTGATAGACAAAGTGCAAAAGCACATACCTTTAAACCTTTGTATGGTGGTATGTTAGGTAAGAAAAAAGAAAAAGAATATTATCAAAAGTTTTTAGAGAAGTATGAGGACATTGCAGAGTGGCATAAAAAGTTAGAAGATACTGCAATAAAATCTAAAATAGTAAGATTACCTAGTGGTCGAGAATATTACTTCCCTAATATCTATAGAAGAAAAGACGGCAGTAGTACTCAATCTACTGCAGTTAAGAACTATCCTGTTCAAGGATTTGCCACAGCAGATATAGTTCCTATAGCGTGTATTAATGTGTGGAACTTATTGAAAGAAAACAATATGAAAACATTATTAATAAATACTGTACATGATTCTGTGATACTAGATGTACATCCAGATGAATATAAACAAGCCATAGATTGTCTAAATAAAGGATTTAGTGGTATAAAAGATTCACTAAAAGAAAGATTTGATTGTGATATAAATGTTCCACTAGACTTTGAAATAAAAAAAGGGGACAACTGGCTTGACTTATCCACAGACTTGTGATACAATATAAGTATATTAAGGAGGCATTATATGTCGAATGAACTAAGTAACTTAGATAGTTTATCTAGTGATAAGATAATGGCTATGGTTGGTCAAGACGCAGACACCGGTGGCTCATCTTTACCTAGACTATCTATTAACTACGAAGCCGAAGATAGTGACGGCAACGCTATAAAGCGTGGCTTGTACAAAGTAGAAGGTACAAGCAAAGGTACTGTGTATGCAGAGAAAGTTTCTTTTAGACCTTTCTTAAATACATTTCAATACAAAAAATATGATGAAGAAAATGAAGACAATAATTCAAAGTCTGTCATGTTTAGAAGTTGGTCAGATTCAAAGATAGATACCAACGGAACGGAGTCATGTGGAAGTGTACCCAAAGCAGAACGAGAAAATTTAGACCCTGTTGGTAAGATAGAACAGGATAAAATTACTTGTTATAGAAATGTCTTTGGTGTTGTGTCGATAAAAGGTAAGTCTTCAAAAGGTGAAGAAATAACTTTGACAAGTGAGCCTGTATTATATAGAGTAAGAGGTGTAAACTTTATGCCCATAGGAAATATGTTGCAAAGTTTATCCAAAAGAAATAAGATAATGTATAATACTGTGTTAGAATTTGACGGCACAGAAAAGCATACAAAAGGTAGTGTTACATACTTTGTTGCTAAAATAAAAGACGGTAATAAAGATGTAAAGTTTTCTGATTCAGACAAAGAAATACTAAAAGAATTTCTAGAATTTGTGGAGGCAGAGAATAACTATGTAAAAGAAGAACATAATAAAGCTAAGAAAGGACATACTACAGAACAAGATATACTAGACGATGAAATCGTGGAAGAAATAACATCTTGACTTTCTTAGAAGAAGTAAAATCTTTGTTGTCACAGGCTCAACGAAAGCCTGTGGCAATACCTAAAGAAGTATTAAAATTATTTCTTAAAGATTGTAAAGACGCAGTAGAAAAACAATTTACTAAAGAGAGGGAATCAGAGTTTAGAATTAGAATGTCTAGTATTGGTAAACCACTTTGTCAATTACAAATGGAAAAGAAATACTCCGGTGGTAATGCTATACAATCTTATGAAAATTATAATAATAAATTAAAGTTTTTATTTGGTGATATATTAGAAGCTATAGTAGTTATGTTATTAAGAACTACAAAAGCTAATATACAAGGTGTACAAAAAAATGTCAAGTATAAAACAAAATGGTTTGACATGAAAGGCACATACGATATTATTATAGATGACAAAGTTTATGATATTAAATCAGCTTCACCCTTTGCATTTGATAAAAAGTTTGGTGAGAGTGGTGGTGGATTTGATAAGGTGGCTAAAGATGATGTGTTTGGATATTTAACACAAGGATATTTATATTCCGAAGCAACAAAGAAACCTTTTGGTGGTTGGATAGTTATTAATAAAGCTACCGGTGAAATACTATTGAGTGAACCACCACAAGATGATTCTCAATATAGAAAAGAAGCTATTCAAAAAGCTTTAGATAATACAAAAGCACTAATGGAAGACAAACCTTTTGAGAAATGCTTTGATATTGAAGAAGAAATGTTTTACAAGAAACCTACAGGTAATAAAATATTAGGAACTGTATGCTCGTATTGTCCATATAAACAGAAGTGTTGGGGTGAAGATATACAATACCTACCACAACAACAATCAAAAGCATCCAATCCTAAGTTTGCTTGGTATGTAGAAATAAATAATCCAAAGGAGGTTATGCATGAAGCATAATGCAAACTTTAAATATGATTTACAATGGGGTAAACAAGGGGAAACTGTTGTTGCAGAAATACAACAAGGTGAAAAGACTGAAGTAAAGTCTGAAAGAGATAAGTGGATTAAGACGGGTAATCACT